CCGTGATCGTTTTCAGGCCGATCCCCGTGAGCCGCGAAAGCTCGCGGAGCGACACCATGGCGGGGATGTTCCTCACGCCGTCTCCTTGAGCGGACGCTCCCAGGGGCGAGTCTTCCGGCCATGAAGGATGCCAGGTTCGAGGTTCCGCGCCGCCGCGTCGCCTTGGTTCACGATGGTGGTCAGGTAGAGAACGAAGTCGTTCCCGGCCGTCAGCAGATCGCGAGCGCGGCGCAGTTCATCCGCCGTCTTCGCGGCCTTGAACATCCGCACCGAAGCGTCGCGCACCGAGGCGAGCGCTTCGCGGATGAGGACGTGATCGAGGAGCGCGCGGGCGTCGGAGGCCCGGGCGATCTTCTCAGCGTCGGTCACTGAAGCTCCTTCCCGCTCGGATTCGCCGCGAGTTTGTGCTCGGTCTCCGTGATGCCGAGCTTGCGCATCTCGACCTCGTGCTGGAGGCGGATTTCGAGTTCCTTCAGCTCCAGTTCCTTCTCCTTGATTTGGAACTCGTGCTGGCGAAGCTCGAACTTGGCCGCGATCTCCTTCTCCTCGACCTCCATCTCGGGCGGCGGAGGCTGATACTGCCCGGGCTCGGTCGCGAACCGTGCCGGGTTCCGGTAGCCCATGAGCCGCAGCGTCTCGGCCACGGTCTCGAACGCCTGCTCGTAGGTGACCGAGGCCGGGAAGAGCGTCCCGATCTTCTCCTGCAAAGCCGCGACGCTCTGCATGTTGACGAGGCTCTCGGTCTTGTCCGCGTAGCCGAGTCCCACCGCCACGACCGCATCGTAGTCGTGCTTCCAGGAGGTCGGGTCGATGTTGATCCACTTGCCGCGCAGGCGAATCGCCTTCGCAGGCTGCGGGTAGCGTCGGTTCAAAGCCCCGACTTTCTTTCCGAGCGGCTTCAGCCACTCCTCTGCGAACGTCCGCGCGATGAACTTGATGCGTTTGTTCGCAGCGCCCTGAAGCGCCATGAGTCCAGACGCGGTGCGGTTCACCTCGGGCGCTTCCATGCCCTGCGTGAATCGGTTGACCCCCGTGCGCTCTTCGCGCATCTGCTTCATCAGGTCGAGGCCCTGCATGGCGTTCTGCGAGACCATCGTGTCGGTCTGGAACGGTCGGACCGCTCCTGCCTCGTACTCGACGATGGTCGCGCCCGGCTGCACGGCGAGCAGAGAGTCGATGTCCACGTTCAGCGTGCCATCGGGGCGTCCCGTAACAATCGTTCTCGGCGTGTTGCCGAGGTAGAGGCCATCAAGGTACTGGCGCAGGATCGCGGTGCGAATCTCCTGCAAGTCCGCGATGGCCCAGGCGATCGAGAGGCCGTTCACCCGGTGTGGAACGCGGATCGGAGACCAGACGATGAAGGGGCGCTCTTCCGCCATCGAGATCGAGATGATCTCGGTCGGCTCGCCGCCCGTGCCTGCCGCCACCACGCGATACAGCTCCGATACGCCGTCGCCATCGCGGTCGATGAGTGTCCAGCAGTCGAAGAGCCCGATCGGACGCTCGGAATCCGTGCGCGTGTCGCGCGTGGACGACTGCCCGACCTCGGAATCTTCCTGCGACCTTCGCGCGATGGCTTCGCCCGAGTCATCGACGGTCGTGAAGCCGCCGAGGCGCGAGATCACGTCCTCTTGCACGCCCATCTGTCGCAGCACCGAGGCGGTCGTGCGGATGCGGTGCGCGGTGAAGCGAGCAGTCTCGACATCGCGCGCGTCGGAATCGATGATGAACTCTTCGGGCGGGACGTTCTCGATGCAGATCGAGCCTTTGGTCTCGGTCTTGCGCACGGTCACGTCGTAAATGATGCCCATCTCGCCCGGCATGGGCGTCAGCGCCACGACTTCTAGGCTTGGATCGGTCGAGATGAGGCCTAATTGCTCGGGCGTGAGTCCGTAGAAGGACTCTTCCGATACTTCGGTGCGATCTTCCCAGTAGACCTTTCCCACGCCGAGGTCCTGCACCGTTCCGTCACGCAGCGCGATCTCGATGATGCGGAAGATTGGATTCTCGACCTGTAGCGTGAAGTTCGTGAGATCGGTCTGCTGCTTCGCCTCTTCCTCGTCCTCGGGTCCGTAGGGGTCGAAGCGCACGATCTGGTCGCCACTCGTGAAGGTCTCCATCAGATCGGGGATGATCCATTCGATCACCTCGAACGTGTCGCGCGAGACGACCTGACTGCGTCCGATCTGCTCGTTGCCGTAGGGATTGCCGAAGTAGGCGTTGATGGCCGCCTCTCTTCGGGTTCCGGTCATGCTCCCCGTCCACGACGTGTTCGCGGTCGTGATCTCTGCACGAACCAGCGCAAGCACTTCGTCATCGGTGAGGGGATGGCGTTCCTGTCGCGCGGCGTTTTCGGCATCGACCATTTCCGGGTCGCGCAGATCAGGCGTAGCCATAACAACTCCTCAGCGACCGAGGCTCGCGGCTTTCGGCGGCGGCTTCTCGCGCATGGCGTTCAAGAGATTGCCGTGCTGGCGCACGAGTTCTGCGAGTTCGATCACCTGCTCGCGCAGCGTGTCGATCTCTTTCTGCATCGCGGCCTGTTCTTGTCGGTTCATGGTTCCTCATACGCCACGATGTCCTCTGCGCCGAGCGGGAGTGAAGCGATGTGCTTCACCTCTCGGGAGAGATCGTGATCGACGAAAATCCTGCGCCCGCGCTCTCGCATCAGGCGGCAGAACCAGATGTCTTCGGTGATGTAGCCGTGCTCGTCGTGATGGGCGAACCACGGCTTCGGAAGCGCCGCAAGCACCTGGACGTCCATGAGGAAGAGTCCGAAGCCGATGGAGGTACAGGGGGTGAGTCCGGTCTGGCCTGGTGCGAATGGGACGTTGGCGGAGTCCATCGCTGCCGAGAGGTGCGGGCGTCCGCGGCGCGGGTAGTTGACGCCCACGAGATCGACTTTGTGCGCAGCGAGTCGATGGAGCGATTCCTTGGGGAACGCCATGTCGCTGTCGATCCAGAGGATGTGGGTCGCTCCGTGCTTGTTGAGTGCGCGTTCGGCGAGGATGGCGCGCGACTGGGGGAGATTCGAGGAGGAGCGCCAGTCGATGCCGACCCATTCGAGCCCTTCGGGCGGTCGGTTCCCGATCTCGAACATCATCATGCCGAGCGAGAGCGTGGTCTCGCGCGCGATCGAGTCGTGGCACGGGATGGCGATCGTGAGGCGCACCTAACAGCCTGGGCGCTTCTTGCCCTTCTTGCCCTTCTTCATGCCGTAGCGGCTCATTGGGATGCCTCGGCGCGCAGCGATTCGATCGCGGCGTCGGGCACGTCGGTGGCCTTCACGTCGGGATGGGCGACGAGGTAGTCGGAGAGGAGGGCCGAGAACTTGGCGCGGACGGCGGCGTCGCGCTTCATCTGCGCCGCTTGCTGCGCCTTCATCTCGGCTTCCGAGAGTGGCTCGGGCGGGGCGGGAGCGGACTCGGCGACGACGGTGACCTTCTCATCGGCGACCTGCTGATCGCCTTTCTTGCTCGGCATCGGGGCTCCTTTACACGACCCAGCGGGCCGGTGGGTTGAGGGTACGCTGCCGCTTGTTCGCGGAGGCGGCAAGCCCCACGCGCAGGCTCGCCATGCGCGCATAGTTGAGCGCGTGCCTGAAGTGATCGTTCTTGGGTCCGTGGCACGACCAGATCGCAAGCGTTTGCCCCGTCTCTTTCGAGCGCACGCGGACTCGGCGGACGAGGTTGAGAATCTGGGGGAAGACCTCTTTCAGCGCGAGTTGGTCGAGGCGCGGGAAGCGAACGGACATGTCGGCCATCCACTTGTGGGAGTCGTCGAGGGACGCTGTGCGGTTGACGGTCACGGTCATCGTGTCCGTGTTCCAGGCCGCGTCCGACTTCTGCATCGTGTAGTGGTTCTCCCAGATGACGCCGGGATGCCGCTTTTTCAGCTCGCGCACGCTGCGCACTTCGGCCATGCCATCGAAGACGGCCTGGGAGACGCGGAAGCGCTTCACCACGTCCGACATTTCGTCCTCGGACCCGGCGACGCCCCAGCCGATGATCTGGTCGAGGCGATAGGAGCGGCGCTCGCCGACGATCCAATGGAAGGTGCGTCCGCCCACGTCGGCCCCTAGGAAGGTCGGCCCTGCGGAGGCGGTGGCTCGGGTCTCGTTCGGTTCGCAGAGGCTCCGAAGCTGGGCTTCGGTGAGTTGCTGGTCGATCTCGGCGTAGGGAAGGCCGAGGACGGAGTTGTTGAATTCCTTCAGTTTTCCGCTGATTTGCGCTTCCTCGAAGGCGTTCAGGATGAAATCCGGCTGCTGGCGCGGGGCGGAGCCGCAGAGTTGACTGATCCAGCGTCCGCGTTTCTTGGTGACGGTCGGCCACTGTGCGACCCATTCTCCGTCATTGACATGGATTTCCTGTTTACAGCGCGAGCAGGCACGGATCACGCGGTCTCCGACCCGGATCAGGCAGTTCGGCCAGGTGAGTTCGAGGCATGTCCAGTTGGCTTTGTCGCCCGCCGAGCCATGGCAGCCGGAGTTGCCGCACCGGATCTTCCAGACCATGCCATCGGAGGCTTTGTAGGAGGCATCGACCCCGAAATCGGGGGTGGTGGGGGTCGAGAACTCGATGCGCACGCCCTGGTTGGAGGAGTCGAGGCGGTGATCGGCGAGGATGACCTTGTCGTCGTCCATTTCGTCCCGTTCGTCGTAGACGACCCGGTCGCAGTCGATCGACTTGATGCCCGCCTCTTCGCCGCCGATGTGCCGCAGGTAGAGGTTCCCGTTGCCGATGCGTTTCAGGCTCATCGCATCGGTGTCCTGCACCATGGCCCGGAA